AACTCTTTAAAGTAATCCCAGAATCCTTTCTTTTTAACTGCTTTGAAGTTCTCATCGATAGAGAATAACTCAATTGAAATCAAAGTTAATGCAACTATTTTAGTGGCAAATAATGGAACTGTAAAGAACTGTTGAATAATATCATTTAGAATAAAGGTGTCAACGCAAAATATTAAAACAACTGTCATTTGATACAAGAACATCTTTGAAATGATTTGACTCAACTTTCTTGAAGTTACTTCTTGTTTTAATTTTTTGGCTTTCCATATTCCCATTATGGTGTCTGCTATGATGCATACGCCCACTGTTACCATGATACCAGTGATAGGCGCTAAAAATGCTGATATAATCATCAATAATCTTGTACTACTACTTTTTAATGCTAACTTTAAATAGATTAGCTGTTCTAATATGTGCTCCATTGTTAACATTAGATTTTGGCTATGTCTTTGATTCGTTTATCTGCTTCTTGTTGTGAAGTCATATCAGATGCAACAACATAGGTTTTAATAATTGGTGTTGCACCGCTATTACCACCTGGAGTTTGAATTGGAGCTCCACCACCAGCTTGATTGATTTGATTTAATAAACCGCCAAACATTGCAGTAGAATTAGCATTGATAACTGATTCTCCATTTGATAACATAGCTGGAATAGAATCTGATGTGCTAGTTCCTTGTCCTGTTACGTAACCACCGCTCGCAAATTTACTTGCCGCTGGAGCAGGTGCTGAAGGTATACCTCCACCTCCACCAGAACCACCAGTAGAAGGTACTTGTACTGATAAAATCTTTTTAACATTCATTAAACCACCAGCTACTGCAATACCTGCAGCAACACCAGCTAATGCAGGACCTACAATTGGAATACCAACTAACGATGCGTATGCTTTTTGAGCTGCTAAATAGGTATCGATGGTTGTTTGAGCAACCGCAGTGGCTTTACCAGCTACTGTGTTTTCACCTAATAATGCAGATGCACTACCTAACATGCTTGAGATAGCCTCTAAATTGGCTTTCTTTGCATCAGCAGCGGCTTTATCAATATCTGCTCTAGCTTTTGCATTCTCTTTAATAGCAGCAGTTCTTTGATTTTCACTTTCAAAGGTCATGTTGCTGATAATATCCTCATTAGCTTTGTTTAAAGCTATCTTTTCTTCGTATGTTGTATCTTCTTGACCGATCAACCATTGGTTATAACCCAATTGGTCTTCCATGTCTTTTTGTTTAAATGCAGCATCTTGCTCTTTCTTTTGAGCATCGTTAACTTCTCTAACGGCAGCAATCTTCTCGCCTTTTTGTGTTTCTGTTAATTCAGATGCATTGATTTCTGCAATTTGACTATCTAATTGTAACTGTAATTCTGTTTGAGCTCTAACCTTTTGGTCTTCAATGCTCATCAAGAATGCTTGGTCTTTGATGTCTTTTAATTCTTTTTCAAACGCAGCATCTTTTTCTTTTCTGACTTTTGCTTGATCGTCTAAAAGAGCTTGAGTTTCACCAGCTTGTGTGGCTTGCATTTGTTTTTGTTGTGCATATAAAGACTCAAGATACTTTTGCTCTTCTTTAGTTAGATTCTTTTTACTTGCGTATTTGTTAATTTGAATCTGTAACTCTTTGTTAGCATTCTCTTGTTGAATCTGTAAAGTTCTTTGAGCTTTTACTTCTTCATCTTTAATTGCATCTAATTCTGCCTTTTGACGTAACTCGATTGTCTTCTTGTCAGCCTCTTTAGCAGCATCAAGCATTTCTTTAGCATGCTCGTTATACTTGTCTTTTCTTTCTTTTTGCTTCTCAGCTGCCTTTTCATTGGCTGCTTTTTGATCATCTGCTACTTTTTTGTTGTATGCAGCTTGATCTATTTGAGCTTGATTGTTTAAATCTTTGATTGCAGTTTGTAACTCTGCTAATTTCTTTTTCTTTTCGTCATCAAGTTCACCGTCCATTGCTTGTAATTTTAGCAATTGTGCGATAGCTGCTTGTCTTGATGCAACTTCTTCAGCATTAATCTTTTTCTTTTGTGCTAATAACTGAGCTTCAGTAGCTCCTTGAGCTTCCATTAATGATAATCTTCTTTTGCTTGCTGCAATTTGTTGATTACCAGCTGAATTCACATCATCAAAAGCTTTAATAACTTTATCTGCATTGTCTCTTGTCTTTGAAGTAGCTGCATCGTCAATTAAACCACCTGTCAAGAATGAAGCAACGTTACGTAAAGTGTCCATTGTTGCTTCTGCAGCGTCATTTAGGAAGTCAAAAGAACTAATCAATTTCTTGATAGGTCCAATTGCAGCCATTACACCAACAACTAATAGACCTAACGCAGTAACTACAAGTCCAATAGGATTCATAGATAACGTTAGATTAAATGCTTTGTTAACTGTGTTTAATATTACTGTACCTGCGGCTGCGGCTTTCTCGAGAACTAGTTTACGCTCTAATGCAGAGTTCAATAAACCTTCTTTGATAGCTCTAATACCCATTACAACGGCAAGCGCTTGTTGTGCTTTAGCTTCTGCTGCAGCAATCTCTGTATTTTCTTTACCAAATAAAGCACTGGCTTGAGAAGCTATAGCAAATGCACCACCAAGTGATTCTGCAATACCTACTAAACCTTGTAATCTCTTCTCAGCACCTCTACCTTCTAAAGATTTGTCTAAATCTTCTTTTGCAGATCTTGCTTTGATTAAATCTTGTTCAATCGCTTTAAATTGTGTACTACCAAACTCAGCACTTTTCAGGGTGTCTTCTAACTGTTCAATCGATTTATCTAAATCATCAATCGATTTGATCGTCTGGTCGATACCATTTACTTTCAGTGTGAAACCTATAACTTTATCTGCCACGGTGTTTAATTCTTTTTATAATTATAAATATAAAGAAGAGACCTTTTGAAAGCCTCTTCTTCATTTTTTTTAGCAATATAGTACTCGTTGTATTAAATATGATCCACTTGCTTGGAATGAACCTTGTACCATACATGATGTAAAGAGCACTTCTCCATCAAACATTGAACCGTATGTGATACCTCCACCTCCACAATATTCGTATGAATAATCTAAAGTTTGACCTGAAGTATTTAGTACTCTCAAAGTTACACAGTCTTCAGATGCGCCACAATCGATAGCACAATCACCATCAAGTTGTACTACACCATTGGTTCCTACTTGTAAAGATATATTACTGTTGTATGCATACCAACCTGGCGCTGCAAATGTAGATCCTACTTGATTGAAATATAAAATTGAGTTTGAACTCCAATTAGGATTAGTACCATAAACTGTTTCAAGAACTGGTGTACCAGTAACTCCACAAGATACACAAAGATCTGGATCATACGCTACATCAAATGGATATAAAGTGTTACAGTTACATGTGTTAATGTTTGTGTAACCTATAATAGCTCCATAGACATCAGTTTGTGCAATAATACCACCATCAGAATACCAACCAGCTGTAACTGGTACTGTACCACTAGCATCTTGATATAGAATCGCTGAGCTAGCTAATGAAGCGAATGCACTGTACACTATAATATTAGGTTCATTACAATACGATTCACATGGTGTATTTGTAGATTTATAAACACCAATAGGATATAAACTAACTTGTACTGGTTTAAAAGCCATATCGTATGATTGAGACTGTTCACCTGGTGCAAATGAAGATCCAGTTTGAAACTGAGTAATCACAGCACCTGTATCTTTATTAACTTTAATAATATCTCTATTAGGTGCTTCAGCTGAACCATTAACTCTATTGAATTGACCAGTAACATAAAGTCCTGATCCATTTAAAAGTAATTGATAAATCTGTGAAAATGGAGGCGGATCATTAATGATTAAATTAGATACAAAACTTTGATTGTATGAACCATCTGTATTTAATTTTACTAAATTTTGTGGTGTATACGTTACGCCATTTTGTTCTAATGTATCAAATACACCACCAACCCATATACCAGTTGAATCTACTACAATGCTATTAATTCTTGGGTCATTATCGGCAATATCTTTAAAATTAGCTTTTGCAATACCATCACTCCAACTAATTGTAGATCCAGTAGTAGCATCTAATTTAATTATTAATGATGAATATATTCCACCAGTATCTGTACCACCTACTCGAAAAGCAGAGTAGATTTCATTATTATAAAAAGCAACGCCTTGCATCACATACGTACCACCTGGATAATTAGGAGAACCGTATGGTGGAAATAAACTATACGATGTATCGATACTACCATCTAAATTTAATCTAACAGGCTTGATATAACCATCTATTGTTACATAAATTTTATTGTTATATCCATATACATTTTTAATATCTGTTCCTGATGGAAATGGTGATGTAAATGCAGTATTTCGTGTACCGTCTAAATTTAAAGAAACTATACTATTAGCAGATAAACCATTAAACGCGTTAAAGGTACCTACTAAATAGATTTTATCTTGGTATACTGTAATATCATTTGAAAATTGTAAAAAGGGTACTGCAGTGCCAATATTGGTTTTAAACGTATTGTCTATAGTACCTGTATAATCTAATTTAGCTATTCCAACTGGTTGTGTTACTCCTTTATATGCATCAAAATAACCACAAATGTATACATGATCTTGTGTTGTTGCAAGATCTATAATATATGCAGGTCCACCCCATTCAGAGTATGTAAATCCACCTTGACCAACATTAAAAGATTGTACAACAGTACCAAGATTATTTAAATCTATAATACCACCGTATGCACCACCGCCAGTTCCTGGGAATCCAGCATCTTTGTAATCACTAAAGTTACCGACTAATATAATCTCGTCTGTTACTGGCACAGGATCTCCACCAGAAATATAACCAGATAATTGGTATAAATTTGCTGCTGTAATACTTCCTGTACTATAGATCGTTCTAGATCCTGGCGTATCATTAATATTATAAAATACTGTTTGACCATTTACGTAGTAATATGTGTATAATTGACCATTGTTAACAGTTGATGTAAATGTTGCTCTAACGTAAACACCTTCTTCTAAACCAACAGTGTCTTGTACTTCTCCACCAGATGTGAATATTAAACTACCTACTTCGATCCAATTAATGTTATCAAACGATTTCTCTAAAGTTACAGTACTTGTATAACCAGGTTCAGAACCACCAATTCCGTATGTAACTTGAACTGGACCAGCATCACAACTATCACATGAGAAACAATTATCAATAGCTTCAATAATACCCGCTGTAATTACTCTTGCAACTGCACTTGAAGATTCTTTGTAATAACCAATCTCAGATGGTGAAACACCAGCATTATCATTCCATATTTGAGTACTTGATGAGAACGTGATATTATTAGTCCAAACTGTAGTTGGTTCGTTATAGCAACAACATGAATCACATAAAACTGTAGAATAACAAACAGTGTGTGGATAATATGTTACACAATTACAATCAGCTAATGAAACTGTAACTAAAACTTGACCATTTGCACCAACTTGTAGTGCAGTTAAACCACCTACAATTGCATAATATCCAGTAGTTGCAGGTATTGTTAACGCAGCATCTAAAAAGAAGTATGTTGAGTCAGCAAAAGTGCTTGATGTACTGTAAACTACCACAGTTGGGTTTGTTTGACAATACAAATTACAAGGTGTTGTTGTAACTCTTTCAGTTGTGTATGAATATGTCGTTGGTGTACAATCACATGCAGAAATATCTGGTCTACTCTCAACAGCACCAAAGCCATTTAATTCAATAGCTGTCATGCCATCTGAGTAAATACCAGCTGGTGCATATTGACTACCAGCATTATCGATGTAAATAGCATTTGATTCGAATAAATCAATGCCATTAATCCAATAAGTGTTAGATGTAGCTCCCGTGTAATCTTTGCAACAGTATGCATCACATGCAGTTGCTGCTTTACATAAAGTAATTTGAGTTAATTGATTATCTGCAACTACTGGTAATGTAATACCAAGATTGTTACCTACTTTGATTAACTGTACTTTACATAAAGTGTTTTGACCAACAATATAGTCTTTAATATCATTTACAAAGTACCATGAGCTTTCAATGAAAATATAGTCATTAAATTTAAAGTTAATTAAATCTGAATAGTCTAATTGTACTTCTAATTCTATAATTCTTGAATATGGATCAAATGTAGTATCATACCATGATTTCCAATATGTGTTAAAACTTGTATTACTTGTTTTACCAGTTCCTAATTCAGAAATTTCAGTGTCCCAATATGGTTCTACGTTAGCCCAACATAAATCTAATGTTGTAGGCGTAACAGGAAACTCTGAGTACTGACTCATTAATGGATATATCGTTTGAGCTTGCGCACCACCTGAATAATCTCTACTATACCAAGTTAAAGGAGCTTGTCTTGTACCATTATAGAATACCAATCTCAATTTAGGTTGTACTGGTTCTCTTTTACCCACAATTGGCGAACCTGATGCAGCATCTTGTGAGGCACCAGTATCTTTAGCAATATGAGGTATTACAAATTTAGGTGCTTGTGTGTCACCTTCTTTAAAGCCAATAGGAGCTAATGGCGCTGCAGCAAATTGATCCTGATATGTTTTAGTACCAGTAATTAATTCGTTAGCAGAGTCTAAATTTAGCTGACCAAAAGTCTGCTTGTATTGTAATTGGTAATCGTAATTTAAATAATCTGAATCCTCTTGATCTTTAAAGATGTTAAATCTATTTTGAGAATAGAAGATTGGTGAAGATTTAGCATCAATATTACCATTAACTTTGTTAGTCCAATCTATGGCTTCACCTTGTAAAATCCAATCTTTCCATGGAGTAATAGTAAAGTGATTTGTTTTATCTTTAGAAGGTACGAATACTAATCTAAATCTATTGATAATAGATCTCATGAAATCAATTGTTCTCACGTTATTAGGCATGATTGAATTGATTGAGAAAATATCTGATTGTGTTGAGTAAATTAAACTACCTGAGTAAATTCTCAAGTCTGTTATACCATTAGAACAACCTGAACCAGTTGCACAAGTAGAATTAATTCTAATTATAACTTGTTGACCAACTGAAGCATTAAACGTTAAAGTGTTTGCTATAGTTTGAGGTGAAGCTGTGTTAATATAATAACCTACACTAGCTAATGTTTGATTTGAAATTGCATCAACAACACTAACAGAACCTGCGATACTATAATTTTGTGAACCTGAATTAGATCCAGATCCAACACCCATACTAATAGTTGCTGTATATGAACCAGTTGCAGGTATGTTGTATGTGCTTGTACCTGGATCGTAGTTATTACCATTATCTAAAACTTCAGTTCCAAAATTAACTTGATATGAACTACCAACTGTTAAATATTGTGTTGTTGTTGAACGAGCTTCAGCACCATTAGCATTTGAGACTGCACCTTCTGCTTTGTTCTCTGTAATTACATACATCTTTTTGAACAATGCTGAATTTAAAAAGTCTGAATCGTATGTGTAACCAACATTCTCGAACACTTTATCCCAAATGGCTTTAGCTCTAAATTGAGGTTTCCATTGAGATGTTAATAAAGGGTTTGCAATGTTAGTAAATGATTTCTCAAATCCATTAGATAGAGTTGGAATATCAGGTCTATTGTTTTTGTCGTATGTGTAACCCCATTCAATCAAGCCATACACTAAATCACCACCGAATAGATCTAAATCCCATGATTTTTGAATGTTAACTAGGTTTCTTTCGTGATTGTATTCTGTAAAATTTAATTCATTTAGGAATCCACCACCAATTTTAGCTCCAAAGTCTGATGTTTCACCTGTAAATAGGATTTCATACTCAACTGAATTCTCTGAATTGCCATTGAATACGTTAATTAATCTAATGTTACCTCTTGTAAACAATTGACCATTATCTAAAATGTATGCATCTGATTTAACACCTGCATCAAAGTCAGTAGAGTTAACGTTAAATACACCCTTGAAATATGGACCATTGACACTATTGTGTGGTACTCTAAATGTTTTAGAGAACACAGAAGTTGCTGCTAATGGATCTTGAATACTAGTAACCGATAAAGTTAATTTGACTGGGTCAGAATCAAATAATGCAAGGTTCACATATTCTGTGGAACCTTGCATTTGTGCGAATAATTGAACGCTCATATTATAAATTTTGCATTTTTTGTGTTGTAAATAACTTGATTTCTATTTCTGCTTGAGTTAATTTAACTTGTCTGATATTCTTTACTGAATATGAACTGTTAACTACTGAACAAGTATATGGAAATTCATGAGAGATCGTGTTACCATTGTCTATATATGCCATCACTTGTGGTGATTTGATTAGGCCTTCAATTAGATCTACTTGTTGCTGATCTAACCAGTCTGATTGTAATTTATATGTAACTTGAGCTTCTTTGTTAAAGATCTTTGAACCACCTTTGATTCCAAGGTTACCAATTGGTAATGAATCGTTTAACATTGGAACTGGTGTTGAATCTGACCAGTTCATTTGCTCTTGAGCATACATTTGTTGTGATGTAGAAACTGATTTCTCTACGAACATGTTAAAGTTGGCATAATCTCTACCTCCAAGTTCATTAAACCATGAAAGTCTAACTCTTCTATAAAGTGGGTTTGGACATGACTCTAACACATTAATGGTTACTGTCTCTGTAACTGGAACACCGAATGTACAGTTATCAGTTGCTTGAGAGTAACCTGTGATTTCTATTTTAGTAGTTGGGTATATTGGCGTGTACTCTAAAGCTTCATATAAATTTGAAGGTCCAGCTAACACGTTAACGATTGAATATCTTGAATCTAATTCTGAAATTGTATTCTCACAAGCTGCTCTTTGACCAAAGCCATTTGATGCAGTCATTGGTTTATCAAACTCAGTAGATCCACCATTTGAATTATAGATTTTAAATCTAAAACCAAAGATAGCTCTATCATTTGCATCTGCAATATTAGGAGTCCAGTTCAAGTATGAAAGCACCATCTTGTCAAACTCATAAAGATCTTGATTTAAAGAAGCCTTCATTAATGGATATGCAAGTCCTAAACCATGGTCATAGTTCTTGTTACCATCAAATGGATTATCACCCCAAATACCAGAAACTGTGGTCTTTTGCATATTCCATTGCTGCTCATGATCTGTCATGGACGCATTCCAAATATGGACTGGTGTATCTGCAGTAGTTGTATTTCCTGATGTTAGGACATAGGCAGGAGCTCCAGGAGTATCAGCAGTTCCTATATAGGTTTGAGTTATGTTGTTAACTGTGTATTCTTCACCAACTTTTA